TCTGCGACTGCACTCTTAGACCGCTTTTTGCGGTCTTTGAGGTAGTCCGAGATTCCAAAGTATGACAACCATATGGTAGTGGAACTTTCGTAGCGCAGCGTCACTACCTCATAAGGTGATGATAATCTGTAAGGTCATGGAAGCACAACAAGTACCCATACAAATGCCCGCCTATGAAGTGGAACTTGGTCATGCCAAATCAGGCTCTGACCATGTTCTTATCATCAAGAGCCTCAAGGTTCGTGGTGATGACCTATCCCTAGCGATAGCAGAGTTGAGAGCAGGACTCTCAAACATACAGGAGTTGATTGAATGAGTTATGTCCACACAAGAACGGTAGAGATAAACTATGACTTCGGCTTTAGTTCCTCTGAGAAAGACCTTCTTCATCTAGCATTGAAGAATGTGGGTATTGTCAACATGAGTAAGTATGATGACGATATAACAGCAATCCAATACGATGAGAAAGAGGTTATCGATAAGGAATATCAATACAAAGTCATCACAGATGATGGTGTAGCCCTTACATTCGTCAGTGGTAGAACAGCAGACAAGGTGAAAGACCAGTATACAGAGCAAGGAGTCTCTTACACATCCGAAGACATAACCGTTGAGACAAAGAGAATGTCTTCTCCGTCTTGGAGAGGCGAGTGTCTAATGCTAGAAGGTGTTCCTCATGATATCTCATGGAGAGAGAACAAGCATGTCATCACTACTAACGATGTAGGTGAGACAGATGTATCGCTATCGGTCTTCTTCTCATGCTATACGTTCTCTACAACCTTGAAGTTCGTTGTTGAGTTCCCTACTGAGAAGGTTCAGAAGGACTCAGTGCTTGAAGAGAAACTCGTTGAACTACCCACACCGTTGATGGGTAAGATACAGGCACTGTTTGAGGATACTGTTTCATCAGAGTCCTTTGACAAGACAATAGGAGAGCCAATGATTGATTGTTTGTTCAACGTTGTCTCAAACCACTCCTCTGAATGCAAGCCATCGACAATAGCGATGCTTAGAGAAGCAAGAGAGAGAGCCTCTTCGGAAGAAGAGTGAACGTAGAAGTTCCTGAGCAGGAATTAAAACTGCTCATTCACACTCCACCCTTAAGGGGAAAGTAGGGTTTCATCAGCGAAGATGTTTTATGAGAATAGTTCGCAGTCTCAGCCTTGCTTGAACAATGGGGATGATGGACAAACAGTAAGTTCGCCATGCGATTATGTGTAGCAGTGCAGTTAGCCTTGGATGAAGCCGGAATACATTCCAAGCAATGAGGCGGATATGAATCCTTAACCATGCAACTACTGTCACTGTCCTGACTCCTCAGTTAATGAGGTAGTATCGCTACGCTCTACAAAGTTATACTACCATATGCTAACAGTTTTTTATCCAACCATATGCCAAAATTTTTTTCCTGTTGTTTTTTAATCTTCAAAGTTAATATTCATTTACTGAGGGGTTATCGGATTATCTGCTATGGTCAATGATGAACACCTAAAAGAAATGTTGGAAAAAGCAGGTAAGTTACAAAGAGAGATTGTAAAAGAGATAGATAACTTACAAAATTCGGGTACGCTGCCAAAGGATTTACACATTAAAATGAACTCTATAAAATCGGGCGTTACAGAGTTAATCAAGGAGATTAACAAGAAGATATACAGGCAAACAACGCTCTCTGACTATACAACTGATGAATGATAAAGTCTTATCTTGGGAATGGAAAGAAAAGGAGGAAAAAAGTTTTGCTAGTGCCAAAAAAATTCCAGCCCAATTTTTGAAAAAAGAAGGGGATAAATATATTGCTACCTGTTAAAACCAATGATAAGGGCGAATGGTTCTCAGGTTTTTTGAAAGAAAGCGAAATTCAGGCCCGGTGGGGAGATGGATTCCTGACTGCTTTGGAGAAGGGTTATCCTGAGCATATCTGTGAGAGACTATTCGTTATTGGAAAGTTCGTAGATGACGAAGTTGTGGCCCACACCTCGTTTGCTGATATGGGAACTTGGTATTTCATAGGCAACAACTATGTGAAACCAAAACATAGGAAGAATGGTATTCTGAAGGAAATGGTACATCGGAGAAACCAACGATTGTCTCATTATCCTAAGATTGCAATTCTAAGACCGATAGAAGAGACAGACCTAACTGAGTTAATTGGCTTCCTGCTGACCCTTGGATATTCAGAAGTATTATCGTATGCCGATGTGTCGGATGTCATGCTAGAGTCCGAGTATGAGTTAATCTCAGACGAGGAACTATGGAGATGCGACTGATGATTTACACGACTTCTTTTGATTTTGATGTGCTATACAATCAGGGAGAGGTGTATCGAAAATGAGTTGGCAAGATATTCTGAAAGAGATGGATGCTGAAGAGGAACTTGAGAGAGATTCCCTAAGAAGAGATATTGAAGCAGAGCGATATTCAGAGTCTTATGAGAAACCTAGTTTCAAGAAGGTTGAAGAAAAGTTGAGGCAGTTAATCAACTTAACAATCCCACAGGATATGCGAATGTTGGAATTTATAACTCGTCAAGGATTCAAACACCCGGAACTTACTAGACAAAAACTAAACTCTGCTCTAAAGAAGGCTTATCAGGCTGAGAGAGAACTTGAAAAGATAAAGAAAGAAGCCAAACAAGATGAATTAATTGATGAGGTGTTTGAGGATTCAGATTCGGAATACGCTACCGATAGGGGCTTTCAGATGTTGATGAGTAATGAGATTGATGGTGTAAGTCTTGGTTTTGGAATAAACATAGCAAGCAGTGTTAGAGAGTATCAACAGTTATTTGCGAGGCGCAGACTATGAGTTGGTTCGATGTTCTGAAACTCGACCCTTTGGAATATAACATGAGAATGAGAGATAGAATGAGAAGCAAAACTCCTGAAGTTCCTGAGAAAGAAGCAGAGAATGTGTGTGCCAAGTGTGGTTCTAAGAATTTCATGAGAGGCGATTTAGACCCTGAAGGAAGGGAGATTTGTGCTTTGTGCAAAAAGCGATTTTATTCTGATGCAGCAGCGACATCATAATTAACTTAGGTGGTATGGGATTAACGATGAGTGATTGGACAGAGGTTCTGAAGGTAGTGCCTAAGTTTGGCGTAGAAGGAAACGAAGGAGCAATAAATGCCAAGATAGAAGAGTTCCAAGAGAAGCAGATAAATCCATTCGTTACGAACATAATGAGCAATCTAAAAATGGGTCAACTTCCACAGTTCAAGTTGAGAGTTGACAACAACTCTGCTAACAGTGGCCCTCAAGGAGACACGTTTGTTGTTGGTCGAGACCAAATCAGAAGGTTAGGAGGAGACCCAAATAGAATCAAGGCAAAGTTGCAAGCCGTTTTCAAGCAAGCAGGTTATAGAGCGAAAGGCTCTTTCATGGGTAAGGACATGACTATTAGCATCCCTAAGACTGCAAGAGACCCCGGTACTGGAAAGAAAATAACTGACCCAAGACAACTACAAGCAATGCGAAACAGGAGTGGCTTCATGAACACACTTAGGCGAACTAGAAGAGGTCTCAATCCAATGAACTTAGTTAGGGACAGAAGAGCAAGACAATTCATTGAAGACAACCCTCAGTCTAAGTTCGTACAAGGCCAATTCTAAATTCGTTAACCAAACGATTTTAGAACAATGTTTATTGTCCACAGTATATTCAGGAGGTTCAGGTTGTGTCATCACCATACGAATCTTCTTGGTTTAATATCCTGCGAGCGGAGGGCGCAGTTACATCAACCTCCTCCGGGACACAGGCGTTGTTCAACATAAGTTACGGGGGAGGAAAGAAGCGTGGTAAAGGGAAAAAGAAACGTAAAAAAGAAGACTCCCGAAGTGCAAATTACCGAAGATTTGGTAGCAGAACCTAAAGACCCTGATGCATTACCTAACTTCTCCGAGGAGTATGTGGCTTGGGAGAGAGAGGCTGGAAAGTTCAAGTTGGATACTGGCAGGACAAGCACTAACATCTTGGAGTTCATCGACAATATGGGCAAAGTTGGAAGAGCGCAAGCCGATGGTAGCAGAAAAACAGCAGAGTCTCCTCTACAACAGTATCTCGATAAGGCAAAAAATGCAGGTAAGAAAGGGTTCTTCACACCAGCACAGATTCAAGCAGTTGCAGATTTGCAGACTTACTTGGAAGACGCAATGAATAGCGAAACCTCCAAGGTTAATCCAGCCAATATTAAATTCAACGATATCACATCTTACGACCAACAGGGAAAGATTCTAGGAAGAAGGGATATCTTCGGTGATTTCAGGACACCTAAGTATGTGAAGTTTCAGAGAAGGCATAAAGACAGGACAGTTGAGCGTGTTCCCTCTCATTATTACAACACGAAAGCAGGAAAGGCAAAACCCCCTGTTTGGCAAGCATTGTTCGGTGATGGAGGTTTGGATTTCAAACATCCTAGTTTGCTTCAATTGTGCAAGGAGTTCACTGAGGCAATTCCAAAGGCAGAGTTCATCAACACTCCTCAGAAGCCTCTTCGCCTAGAGAAACTAGAGAGAGGAGCAAAGAGGGGAGTTGCGGCAAAATGGGTCTACGAGAATCTTAGTGCATTCAGAAGTTGGTTCGATAGCAAAGTGAAAGACCCGGCTTACACGTTTGAGAGAAGCGGTAACTTCCTTGACAGGAAGGTTCACAGAGAACTCATAGACGAAGGAAGCAAAAGAGGGAAGATATCGTTCAAGTTATCAGATGCTGAGTCGGAGAAACTGTTGGCTTGGTTAGGCTCTAAGGTAAAATTAGATTTGGATAATGTCTATCTTTCGATTTCAAGAAGGCAACTTAGGAACATGGCAGAAATCGCTGGTTTCAAGAACAAGAAAACAGAAGGGAAGGTAGAAAAGCAGGATTTTTCGGATTGGAGAGAAATTATCAAGGCGGTGTAATAGATGAAGTGTAGAGGAATAAGAAAGGTGAATGTCGAGAACATGGCAGTTGGTACTTGTTGCCCGTATTGCTACACCAATTGTTGGATTTGAGTGGGTATGATTACGAGAAAGCGTTGTCCTTTGTGTATGCATGAGGATAGAAGTCAACTTGAGGCTGATTTGGAAGCCATGAATTACACAGCAGACGCTCTCGACCAACAAATGAACTGGAAAAGTGGCACAACAGCGAAGCATCAGAGGAATCACATGGGCGGATATGTGGATTCTGCCAATCCTAGTTGCAATATCTGCACAAGTCCCATGAGACATGAGATAGAAGCAGAACTTCATGCCGGAGAAGTGACTCCTTCGGCAGTCGGAGAGATGCTAAACTGCTCTGAGGCTCAAGTTATGCGACATATGGATAAACATCTTCAGCCAATTGTCCAACAATCTGCTGCAAACCTGATTGCAACTAGAGAAGTTGACGAAATCGAGACTCTGAGTGTGAATGTTCAAAGATTGGAGCAAAAAATTGATACACTTTTTGCTGAAGACTCAACAGACCCGAAATATATCGACTCTTTGACGAAATTAGCGAAGGAAGTTCGTGAGTCTCTGAAGTATTTGCTAGAATTCAAGGGCAAACTGGTGCATAAGAGGCAAGACACTATCATCGTTCATCAAATGCAGGTCATCAAGGAGGTTCTAGCACAGAACCATCCTGAAGTTTGGTTAGATGTGAGAGACAAGATGCAGGAGAAGTTACAATGAGTTGGCAAGATATTCTAAAGGTTAAACAAGACCTAACTGAACCCTTAGAATTAGATTCATTGTATGGATTGATAGATAACATTGATTTAGCAAATAACGATTTACAACTACTACATCAAAGACACTCTGAGGATATAAAATCAAGAGTTTCACCTGAAGCACATATGAAGTGGTTTAGTTCTTTAGAAGGAGATAAGAGAAAATTTATTGGTGAACTAAATGATTTCAAAAAGAATGTTCATGTTATGCTTAGAACATTGAATGGTAAAACTACTCAAGCATTAAGGGGTGAGTAAATGGAAGATTGGTTTAACGTTTTGAAAATGCCATATATAAATTGGAGAGAAGTGCAAGCAGATTATGATTCAGATGTAAAAGCACAAGGAACATTGAGTAATCCTTTGGTGTTTATCGAAGACCCTACACCATTACCTAATGAAGAGTTTGGTAGTGACTACAAGAAGTATTTTGGTGGTAGTGGGTATGGAAATAAAGACCACAAAACATTCACATATCCTGATAATCAAGAAATGAGTTCATTTGGGCGTGTGAAGATTGATAACAAAATACAGACACCTCAACTAACGAAATATGGTTTTGGTACTTTCTTGACTGGTAATCTAGAACACTATAAACAAAATAGGTATAAATCAAAATATGGAGGGAAAACTAAAACATATAGAAATCGAGGCTCTATGATTCCTTACAAAATAACAGTTCAATATATGTTAGATAATAATTTACCCATACCGGATAATGCTCCGGTGTTTGCTAGTGGCACACAAATTGGCACATATAGAAAATGGAGGGAGTCACAGTGAGTTGGCAAGACGTTCTCAAGGAAAAGAAAATTGGCCCTAAACCAGTTGAGAAGCCAGTGATGGGAACTTGGGACAAGTCAGGTAAGAGAGCGAAGTTTCACAAAGACAGAAAGAGAAAGTTAGAGAGACAGAAGGAGTCTGCAAAGACGAAGGATGCGAATCTCTTCGATTTCGGCAAACAGGAAGTGAAGAACTTTCCAGTGAAGCGAGGCACACCAACGTTTGAGATTTGGCAAGCAGCGTCTAATGACGATACTTGGGCGGAGTATACGAAAGATGGCTTGTCCTCTTCACAAATACAATCTGTTCAGAAGGCAAAGAGACTTCTTCAAGGAGAGGTAGTGAACATTAGAGGAACAGACTTCAAGTTACAAGAAGTCAAACCGGATGAAGTTGTGGATGATGTCGATGAGGTCATTGCTCGATTGAATGACATAAAACCAAAGAAGACCAGTAAAGGAAACATCAGAGGCAATCTCGATGCTGATGTAAAGAGTTTCATCAAGACTAAGAAGTACGAAGAACTCCTGAAAATCCTGCAAGGAAGAGGAAAGAAGAAGTATGCTGCTAAGTTAGATGCGAGTAACCAAAGAGTGAGGAGATTCATACAGACGAACAGGACTCTGAGAAGAATAATCCTAAGTGATGCAGAGGACAAGTATCCTGAACTAGTTGAAATCAAGAAGATTCTCAAGATAGGCGGTGTTCCTCAAGTAGACATTGGGACTAGCATCAGTGACGATGTAGCGATTGACTACATCAAGAAGATAATGAATGTCTCCTCAGTCAGAGATAAGAAGAGAGACTTCATCACTGATAGCAAGGATTCAGGAACTTTGCTTTTGTTCGGAACTAGAGTAATGTCACCTGCCTTAGAGTTCGTATTAGAGAACGAGGAGTTTAATCAATCCGCAGTTCCGACATCCTACAAGAAGCGTGGCAATGTAGAGGAAAGAGCCTTGCGGAAGATAATAGACGAAATAATAGACGAGCCAAGCATAAGCGTCATTTACGATAAGTACAAACAAGACATAGAGAACTGGTTTGGGCCTAAAGGAGAGTCCGATGAGGAGAAAGAAAGAAGAATCAAACTCAGGGAAGACAACAGGAACAAGTATGACAGTCTCTCAAGAAAGGGCAATGATGCGAAGAGAAGGATGTTTGCAGACATCAAGGCAGACGAGGATGCGAATGCCGCATTCAAAGAGGTGATGGCAGAGGTATCGGGTGACACAACCAACGCTATGACCGAAGAGATAAGGGATGAGTTAGTCGAAGCACTAGAGGATGACTCCGCAAAGAACTTCACCGCAGCCATAAAGAAACTAGGAATCAATGATAAGTTTGAGAACATGGATGCTATTGAGGAAGAGGTCGGAGACATCGATGATGTCATTGGTGCTTTAGAGAATATGAGACTCAATAGAAAGACAAATAGAATGCAATCCCTCGATGTAGACAAACCCAAACTCAGATATTTCGTGGAAGAGAAGGTTTCTGATGCTTGGTCTATTCTTGAAGATACGATAAGTGACAATTTAACCCCATCTAAGAATCCAGCAAACGATGGAACGCTGGATAGGATTGTCATCACAATAAAGAGATTGAGTGAATACTTCAAGTCTGACTCCTATGATGCAATATATGACAAATATGAGACTGATGGTATAGATGAGCGAGACTTGGAAGACGGGGATATAAGCAGTGAGGATTTCAAGAATTTAGTTATCGAGTTGTATCCTAAAGTAAGAAGGACATTCCTTGACAACGTAAAGAATAGAATGAAAGACATCAGTGCAGAGGGCAAGGTCATGGGTACTAAGATACCTAGTCCCGATGGTGGCTTTGTAGAACCTGCAATTTGGATTCAGATATCACAGGGGGTGGGTCAATGAAGCCCGAAGTCGATTTGAACAGGGCGTTTTCTTTCCTCATGGAAGGTGGCGAGGATGCTCTTGAAGCATACATGGATAGGTTAAACGCTGAACACTTCAATGAAGATGGCTCTCCAAAGAAAACATCGAAGAAACCCGTTCGCAAAGACCCTGAACAAATGACAACACAACAACTAGTTGCGGAGATGGACATAAGGGGATTACAGGAGTACGATACCAAGAAAGTTACTAGAAGGAAGATAAAGGTAGTCAATGGTCAAGGAGTTCCAGCGATTAAGGATACTCCACTTAATCGTAAAGAGGGTAAGAAACCAACTCCTAAAAATGAAATAATAGATGGATTCCAAACTGTTGAGTTTGAGGATGAGGAAAGCATTCCGAAGAAATATTCTGACAAGGAAATGATAAGGCAAATCAAAGAGGATATGGATGCTGATGATTCTGCTAAACCTGCACCAAAACAGGAGATTACTGAGAAACTGAAACTTCGTGACATGAAAGCCTTCCCCGATGATGTGCTTTACGTCTACTTGCAGAACAAGTCCAACTCTAGAGCCTCTAGCGACATTGCGATAATGAGGGGGAAGAACCTCCAAGGTAGGCTCATTCTAAATGCAGATGGAACAACGAAGAAACCTAGAGCAGTTCTAGAGGATGTCGCAGATGAGGTAGAAGAGAAGTTTCCAAGTTTCAAGCAGATTCCAGCAAGAAAGAGAAAGCCTCTTCTAGAGGAGGTAATAGTTCTAGGGTTTGAGGCAGTGTCAGAAGCAGGTGACTCAGAGAGAGTCAAGATGACTGCCTCTGAAGTAGTGAACAATGTCAAGCAGGATAAGGACTTGCTAGACATACTAGGATTGTTCAGGCTAAGGGGAGAACCCTTGGATGAGAAGATAGTCAAGTTCTACTTCGATAAGTTCCGCAGTCCGAAAAGGACACTAACTAGGAATAGAGGATGGGAGAACTATGTCAAGAAGAACATCAGATTGGGCTTCGACAAAATGGACACCGACAGAGCAATTAAGATTCTAGATACTTCGATACCTGAGTATCTGATTCCTATCATGTATCCATTCAAAACGATGCTTAAGGAATTAGGGCAGAAGAAGACAGAGGGCAAAGGAAGGTATAGCATCTCCACACTGAGGGCTTCTGAGATAATGGGCAGAATAGATACCAAGGACAGAAAGAGAAGACAAGAAATCTACAATTATTGGAAGAGAATAAACTCTGAGTTTGAGGATTTCAAGGAAGCACACAATGCCTTCAAGGATGCCATTGACCAAATCAGCGACCAGTATTCTCCTGAGTTGAAGAAGGTCTTCGATGAGTTTGTCGCTTTCAAGGTTGAGGAGTTGAATTATATTGCCCTTTACGAAAGGGTGGAGATTGAAGATATAGCCAACATAGAAGACAAGGCCATCTCACTCCTAATGGAGTTCCTGAAAGAGAATGCACAATTACCAAAGGCAGACATCACAATGCTTGACGAAGACAGGAAGACCATAGACGACATACCAATGGAGGACTATGCTGCAATGGTTGACGAATTAGAAAGCCTAGATAGTGAAGATGATTTGAAGGATAAGATAAACTCATTCTCAAAGATAAAGGTAGACCCTCTATATGCCTACGCAGCAGAGAGGGATGACACAGGAGCGTTAGTCGCAGGAGCATCTCTAAAGAAGCAGTTGCGTGAAATCGAAAGAAGGATGAAGACTGGTCTTGTTATCATCGATATGGGTGACTTGATACCTCGCTTGGAGAGTCACATAAAGGACTTGCAGCAGATGGAGGTTGGCTCGGTAAGGGAATTGTATCTTCCAGTGATGAAGGAACTAGGTAGAACTTCAGAGGATGATGAGAAGGTTCACCAAAGAATTCAGAAGTATTTGGAAACGGTCAACGAGTTCATAGAGTTCGGCACTGATTTTGAAAGACGCTCAAAGGCTGGCAGTGTTGGTCTTGGACAGCAAGAGAGGAAAACGAAGGAAGGTGAGACTATGAGAGAAGCACGTTCTCCTAGAGCCTCATTCGGTAGAGCAGGAGCAGGGCTTACTCACATCAAGGAATTGAACAGATTGAATATAGGTGATAAGTTTGAAGACCTAATAAAAGCGATAGTGGATTTCTACATAGAGCCTAGCAGGAGCAAGTTCAAGCCATCAGACATACCACTTGAGTTCATTGAGAAAGTTGGTAGTCGGCCTATTGAGAACATAGCGATGGAGACTAACGCAGAGGTGAGTCCTCTCATAGCACTTCTAAGGATGGAGAGTAACGAGTTCAGTCTGAGTCTAGGTCAGATAAAGGAGATACGAGACTTCTCCCAACTGCTGACTGGCCTGAATGTGGGGTCAAAGCAAGAGGAGTTGTTGCAGACAACCAAGAAACTAGCAGATGAGATAGATGACATCTATGACGGTGAGATAACCAATGCTGTCAATGTGGAGTTTGGAAACTTCTTGCACAATATATTCGATGAGTCAGGCTTGGATGCCAAAGAGTTCGGGCTAGGAGGAAGTAAGAAACCAACGAGCGAGTGGGCTAAGGATTATGAGGCAAGCAAGGTATATCCATTTGAGGCAGTTCTCAATCATCTCATATCCAATAAGGAGACATACAAGGATAAGGTCAAGGGTTCAGAATCACTGATTGGAAATATAGAACAAGCAGAAACGGACTTGAAGATAACGAAGTCCGAGGAACAGACATTGATTCTCAAGGCTCACGATGAAATCAGGAAGATGCTAGGAAAGCCGATTTACTACGGCATGTCCAATATAGAAAACTACGATGCGGTTTCAGAGGCGATAGACCTGATGAACGACAAGTACAATGTAGACATGTCTGCTATGGAAGTAGAGAAGGTTGTCAAGGAACTAGACTCAATGAGTAATATTGGGACTAAGTACGGCATTCCACAAGAGGGGGTCTATTTCCTCAAAGCGAACTTCAGGTGAGGAAATGGCAGATATACAAATCAAGGAAGTATCCCAAAAAGATGCCATCTTCATGTGGAACAGGGACAACCCTGATGACCCATTTGTGAGAAACGCTCCTTCTTGGTATGACTTGGATAATTGGGTCATTAGAACAAATGATGGTGAGGTTGTTGGTATTGCTGGATACAGTGACAAGGGAGACTATGGTATCTTAGGCGGGTTGAAGGCGAGAGACAGAAAAGCACCGAAAGGCGGTGGAAACTGGAAGGCACTCTTGCAGTATAGGATGGACAAGTTAGCAGGTAAACCTAAGATTCTAGGGCTTCGGTCTACGAAGATACCACAGCAAACATGGGTTGGTTTGCATAGAAATCTGAAGTTTCAAACTGATGATTTAATGGGAATACCTGAAGAGTTAGTCGATAAGTTTCGACAGAGGTATGGTGATGACTGGGGCATCAAGAAGAACTTGGGTTGGAGGTTCATTCTAATGAGAGGTGTTTTCTAGTGCCTGAACTAGACAACTTAGATTTCGTATCTAGCATGGATATGGAGTTATCTAGAAACTCATTTCCGTATTTCTTTCAGAACGTATTGGGTATGATGTATCCTGAATACATGAAAGAGTGGTTAGAGTCTATGGAGAAGACTGACAGGACAGTTATCGTTTGTAGCAGAGACCACGGAAAGTCAGTCTTCATGCATTGTTGGGTTGTATGGAATCTCATATTCCAAGAGCCTCCCTTTCAGATGTTATACATATCATCAAACCAAAAGCAGACCCTTGTTCACATGAGGGAGATTGACAGATACTTCAACCATCCAGCGTTGAAACAATTCAAGCCTAGTCGTGGATGGGCAATCGGGAACATTCAACTTACCAACGGTAATGCGATTCTAGAGCGTTCCGTTGGTTCTCAGATTCGTGGTCTTCACCCACAGGAGATTATCATTGACGACCCCTTGAAGGAGTTCAGTCTCGCTGGTATTCAGAGAGTAACAGATTGGTTCTTCGGTGACATGATTCCTACTTTGCATCACACTTCCAAACTAAGGATGATTGGAACACCGTTTACCTACACTGATATCTTTGCACAATTGGAAGAGAACGAGGCATACACTGTCACGAAATACCCATGTCTCAATGCATTGAATGAACCACTTTGGCCTGACCGTTGGGACTTCGATGCACTAATGCAGAGGAAGGCAGAGATAGGTTCTCTGAAGTTTACAAGAGAGTATCTATGTGTTCCAATCTCCACTGGAACTGCTCTCTTCAATCCTGAGTTTATCGAGAAGTGTAAGAACAAGGACTACATTTTGAAACTAGGAAATAGGAAAGACAAGGGCTACAAATACTATGTCGGTGTTGACCCTGCTATCTCAACTGATGGTGACTATAACGTAATCACAGTTTTAGAGGTGGATGAGAATAAGAACAAGGCAATCGTTCATGTTGACAGAGCCAAGAACATAGAGTTCAGAGAGAACATAGAGAAGATACGTTTGATTGGTAAGGTGTTTGAGCCGGAAGAGATTCTATTTGAGACTAACACATTCGCAAAGGCATTCACACAGGAACTCAAGAATATGACAGATTTGAATGTCAGAGACTTCAACACAACTAGAAAGAAGAAACAGGAGATAATTCTAAATCTTCAGATGAATATAGAGAATCAGAAGATAATCATGCCTTATGGTGATAATGCAAGTAGAAGACTGACTGGTGCTTTGATTGAGGAACTATCGATGTTCTCAATAACTACAAGTGGTAAGTTTGAGGGAGTCGGCGCACATGACGATTTAGTGATGAGTTTAGCATTGGCAAATGCTGCTGCTCAGGGAACAGGAGAACAGTTTGTTTTGTTGGATGACTTGGACATCTTTGATGAACCTACCACTACTCGGCGTAGTGTATCCGGTGTGATGGGTATCAACTTTTGAGGTGAAGATGTGGGAGAAAAAGGAGATAAACTCAGGGAAGCGGCTGCACTCGCTGACCAAGAAGAGGAACTCCAAGAGAGGCAGAAGGAACTCACAGAGTCGCTCAAAAGTGAATGGTTAGATAATCAACCACTAACTAGTCATTTTGAGATAGAGAAGAAATTCGCAAAGGAATACAACGTTGGTCTATCAGAGGCTAGAAAGGCAATGAGCAACTCATTGAAGAAATATGAGATAGAAGGAAGGGACATCCCCCTCATGATAAAGGAGTTGAGAACCTATCGTAGAACCCTGAAGGGAGAGCCGAAGATAGCAGTCACGAAATCAATAGACAATCTAATCAACGCATACTCTAATCATTTAGATGAAAACATAAACAAGATATATTGGATTAGAAAATACAAACCTGCATTGAAAGACTTGACTCTATCCGAGGAGAATATAATCAAACTGTCTTTGATTCATGATGAGCAGACTCGTAGGGATATAATTGACACCCTATGCAAATATTGGGAGGCAAGGCTAGACAGAGATGGGATGGCATATGGTGAAGAGTATGCTAGGTTGACAAAGGAAATGGCAAGCACAAAGAGAGAAGTAAACTCTACAATTAAAAAATATGTAGTCAACATAGGGCCAAAGGAACTCATTAAGAGACACATCGTAAAACTAGTTAGTGAGGAACAAGGAATCTCTGCTAGGCAAGTCCATGAAAGACTACCAACCAATCTCTTCAGAAGGACTTCCCCATCTATGATATCCAAGATGGCACGTTCTGCTAATGTGACAGTTGTAGATGGTGCATTATACAAGATGAGTGATGAGATAAAGAAGGACATATATGCCTACACTGCTGCATTCATCGACTCGGATGGATACATCACAATGGACAAGAACCACAATCCTAGAGTTGGTTTGGTTGCCACCGGAGACAGAGGTAAAGCCTTCATGCTAGAGATGCATAAGTCACTAGGCTGTGGTAGGCTACACCTAGACCAAAAATCACCACAGGACACCAAGCCAATCAACAGATTGAACTTCTACTCTCGTAATGACGTTACTGAAATACTAAGCAAGTGTATGCCCTATTTCAAACTCAAGAAGAAGAACGCAGAGATACTGGTCGAGTTGCTTCGTATGAAGAAGAGCCACAAGAAGGCATCTTGGTATAACGCTCGCAAGGAAGAACTCTTCAAACTCATGAAGTATGAGAATCATAAAGACGATAAGAACTACGACTTCGCAAAATACAACATTGATATTGACACTGTTGCGAAGTATTACGAGAATGACAAAACAATAGAAATGGACAAGTTAGAATCCATAGTAAAGAACGAGGTAGAATAAAATGGTAGAAGAAAAAAGACCCTCGTTGTTTCAGCGATTAACACGCAGGACAACACCGAAGCCCCAAGACAGAACGATATACAATCCGGGAATACAAGAGAAAGATACATCCTATCTCATAACAGCCCCGATAATATACCATGTCACATATCAATCAGTGATTGCTAGGACATGCATCACACAGTTGAAGAATGAAATATTCAGAAGAGGATATGTTTGGGAAGAGAAGTTCACCGCTCGCTGTGGTGACTGTGCAAAGGAACACAAACAAGCAGTAACAGAGTGTGTTGAATGTGGAAGCACTAATCTAGTTAAACCCGATAGAAATCAGTTGAAGTACATCAAGAAATTACTCGATGGGTATGTCAACAAGGGAGAACAGATGTTCGTTGATGTTCTCAAGGAGATGGAAGACGACCTCAATATCATGGATGATGCATATCTAATCATGGTGAAGGAATACTATGTCGATGGTAATGGCGACATTCGTATGCATCGAATCAAAGAAGTCTATCGTGGAGACCCTGTTAGTATGCACATATACGCTGATGAGAATGGTGAAAGAGGAAGTGAGGGATTCACTTGCTTGAACCATCGAAACTTCATCAGCAAGTCAATGACTGACTCCTGTGAGATGTGTGGTTCTGAGTTACATCCTGTTCATTACGTCAATAGGGCAAATGGAAAGGAGCAGTATTTTATCGATGGAGAAGTTCTACACTTCAGCAAGTATGCACCATCAAGACTCTACGGCCAGTCTCCGATAATGACTCTGTGGAATCACATCACCACGCTTATCGCTATGGAGAACTATGTCAACTCCTCGTACACAAAGGCTAGAATGCCAAGAGGAATACTAGCAGTGCAAACTAGAAACATGGAATCGATGAAGTCCTTTTGGCGTGGCGTGAAGGAGAAGATGGAGCAAGACCCTCACTTCATTCCAGTGATGGGTATAGAAGGTGAAGGAAAAACGGGAGCAGTTGAATGGGTCAAGTTCATGGACAGCCTAAAGGAGATGGACTACATACAAGTCAAGGAAGACTTGAGAGATAGAATCGCTGCCTTCTACGGAGTAAGTAAAATCTTCATGGCAGATAACTCTGCAAGTGGCGGTCTCAACAACGAGGGTATGCAGATACTCGTAACCAACAGAGCAGTCGAAATGGCACAGACGATTTGGAATGAGTACGTCTTCCCATTCATGACTATGGAGTTTGGAATCACAGACTGGCAACTAAAACTACCGCCTTCAGAGGAAGAGGATGAGATTGCCAAACTAAGAAAGAGAGAGATTGAGGTCAACGTAGCAGCATCAATCAAGAATCTCGGCTTTGAGGTTGATATGGATGACGAGGGAAGATTCACTTTCAAGAAGCCTGACCCTAAACCCGAAGCACCACCACAGGAAGGAGCAGAAGAAGAGGTTGAGACTGACCCATACGCAGGAACTGATATTGATGCAAGTCAATTAGGACAATTACAAGAACAGGCTTTGATGGGTGGTCAAGGCGGTGGGGAAACTAGAAACAAACCATCTATGGAAACTGGCCCTGATAAGAGATTCACAGGATTACCACAAGAAGCAGGTAATCAGAATGTTGATTCACGGACAGAGAGGAGAGTAGGTTGAGCGACATACTTGAGTTTGTCAGGAAGTGGAAGGAAGAGATAGACAGACTCAATGCAGAAACAGACGAGAGAATAAGGAAATACTTGGAGGGAGAGAAGTGAGTTGGTTTGACGCAATCAAGCAGGAATCAAAGTTCACTCCTGAGAATCTATCCGAGGAGAAAAGAAGGTTGTTTGAGTCTGAGCCATCCTTCAAGGTAGACTTTCCTGATTATGAGCATCCTGATAACGAAGAGGAACTGCCAAAGGTTCTCGCCATGATGAAGGACAATAAGATTGACGAGGATGAGATGGAAGACCTAGACCAAAACAACAACGAGATGATGTTGAAGATTGTCGGTGAGGAGAAGGAAGACAGGGAGGATTTGATTGAGGATATCGATATCCACACCATCAAACTGAAAGTCAAGTATGGCAGACCAAGACCTTACGAGATTTCTGATGAGATAGAATCCACAACTGATACGGATGACAGCCCATCTTTCCCAAGCGGTCATGCGATAGAGGCTCATGCTTTAGCAAGAATTCTAGGAAAGCAGTATCCTGACAAGCAAGAGGAGTTGAACAAGATGGCAGAGAAGATATCACTCTCTAGGGTGAAAATGGGGAATCACTATCCAAGCGATATAGAGGTCGGAAAAAAAGCAGGGCTTCTGATTGCTGATGCATATCTATCTGAGTCTAAGATTGAGAAGTGGCAAGATATCGTGAAGAGAAAAAAGAAGAAGGCTAGACGAAGGAGGAAGAAGTCAAACGTTAATGCCGCAGGTAACTATACCAAACCCGGTATGAGAGCAAGAATGTTTCAGAGAATCAAAGCAGGTAGCAAAGGTGGCCCTGCTGGTAAGTGGTCAGCGAGAAAGGCACAGTTGCTTGCTCAGAGATACAAGAAAGCAGGTGGTGGATACCGTGACTGATTGGTTTACAACTCTCAAGGCCAAGAAGAAGACACAACAGGACTTGGCTACTTGGACAGATGAGGAGTGGGGAAGTCAAGAACAACATCGTGCAAAGGAGAAGGGTAAGAAAGTACCTTCCAAAACAAAGGGGAGATACATGCCAAAGGCCACATACAAAAGAACCCCAAAGAAGACATTGGACTACCAAGACAGAAAGAAAAGAAAGGGTCGTAAGAAAGGAAAGCAACATGTCCCAACAGGAAGGAAGTTCTCTCAGAAGTGATTATCATGCCGATTCGTAAAGTCAAAGGAGGATACAAGTGGGGAAGTAAAGGCAAGGTCTATCGCAACCGCAAGGATGCGGAGAAACAAGCAGCAGCCGCTTATGCTTCAGGATACAAGAAATCTATGGATTGGTTTGATACACTAAAGAGGGAGAAACACCCTGCTTTGAAAAGAGCAGGTGTGAGTGGTTTCAGTAAACCAAAGAGAACTCCTAAGCATCCTACTAAATCACATGTAGTGGTTGTCAGAGATGGTAAGAAAGTCAAGACTATTCGCTTTGGACAACAAGGTGCAGATACAGTAACCGAGAAGAATCCAAAGGGAAAGAGAAAAAAGAAGCAAGCCTCGTTCAAGGCTCGTCATGCTAAGAACATCAAGCGTGGGAAGACCTCTGCTGCGTATTGGGCGAACAAAGTAAAATGGTGATAAAATGGAATGGTGGAACATAATTAAGCAAACTGATATGGAAATGCCTGATGCTGGTGGTGATATGATGGATACAGAAGAGGGTAAAATCAAACCTGCTAAGGACATGTATGAAGCAAGAGAGCATCCGGTTGACCCGGCTGTTGCAGAAGAGGAGATGGAAAAGACACTATACGGTGGTCAGAAGAAACTCGACAAAGACAAAGATGGAGACATCGATGAAAAGGATTTGAGAGAACTAAGGGAGGAAAAGAAATGACAGAAGAAAAGAAAGGAGTAAGAGAACTGGAAAGAGAACTAGCGAAAGCAAGAGCAGAGCAATACGCTCACCACAGTAGAAGTGTGACGAAGAACAGGGACTTCTCTGTTGGGGGTGTTGACCCTAATGCTGTGAAGAAGGAGAGACCTGATTCAGCAGATGTTCCCGATGCAATCCTACTACCTAAGAAAAAGCGGTCAAGAACACCAAACAACCCTTGGGGATGATTCAGATGGCGCAGGATTTCATGGATATCTTGCGTAAGAAGAGTGTAACAGAGAGATTCAGAAGCAGAAGAGAGAAAGAAGATGATATAGACCCCTCAGAAGAGGAAGGCACGACTGGAACACAACTTGTTGAAGAGAAGAAAAGAAAGGAAGAACAAGAAGCCGAAGAGGGAAAGAAAGTAGCAGAGGCAGATAAGGAACGCCGTAGTGCTACCGCCAAGACAGTCAGGATGTGGAAGGAGATTCTAGAGACATTCAGCCGAACAGGTGATGTCACTGATTCAGGTATGAGAGGAACAATGAGAGAGTTCGTCAAATCGTACTTGTTTCCTAGAAGCACAAGCAAGCAAAAGATAGACGACTTCTATCAGAGTCTGCTAAAACAAACTGCACCTGATGAAATATTGGCTCTATTCTTCAAGGGGTATGACACAATGGAGCAAGACGAGGAGGGTTTGCTATCACAGTTCAGACAGATGAGTGAAGATACAGCCGAGTATCGTCAAGAAGAAAAGGAATACAATGGCAAGGAATCTCTTGAGATAATAAGAGAATTCTTTGAGGCTGCTGCTGATATGCCAAGGAATCTACTTACTGGAAAGAAGATGACGAGAGGCAAACTCAACAAATTAGTAGAAATGTTGAGAGACAGTGAAAGAATAGATGTGGATGAATTAGGTGAAGACACTAACATGTTGCTAAGGCAATTTAGGGAACTTCTTCTCACCTTAGACAGAATAAAAGATGAGCAGGAAAACATTTTGAATAAATCTCTTGATGAAGAAGATAAAAACTGGCAACTCGCAGTGAGAGAAGCAGTTGCTGACGATGAGTTTCCAATATTTGGTACTACTGAAGAAATCGAAGATACGTTAGAGGGCAAGGAAATCTATGATGAGCAATTAGATGCCTTTGATAGTTATCGTAAGATAACAGGACAGATACCTGCCTTAATCGATAAAATTGAAGAAATATTAGAGCATGTTGTAAATCTAAGAAACAATGCAGTAGAAGATAACAAAGTAAATGAGTTGGAGAAAACAAAAAAGCAGATGAAGCAACTTGTTAAAGTCACAGTAGGTAACTATGAGTTTGACCTTGGAAAAGGCAAAAAGAGGGCAATTAAAATTAACTGAGCATACACAGGAGGCAACCACATGACATGGCAGGAGATACTGAAAGCCTCCGAGTTTCTAGAGAAACTAGAGCCAAAACAGAAGAAGAAGATAAAGAAACTTCTTCAGTCAACTCAACCAACTGAGTACATGGGACAGGAGATGACGAAGTTAGAGGAAGTCATCAAGGAGATGGAAAATCTCGATTTAGTCAAGACGGATAAACTGCTCACAAAGAAGATGAAGTCCTTCCGTGAGAAGAACCTAGACATACTCGCAAGTGCTGCCGAACTTCGCAAAGACTATCAAACGCTTTATGACCAAATCAGAAGTGTAGCATATCCAAAAGGGAAGAAGGAGGAAAAGAAATGAAACTCAGAATCGTTGAAGATATAGAGTGGCATAAGGGTATGAGCCTTCCAATGTTAGGTGATTTAGAATGAGTTGGTTTGAAACACTAAAGGGAGATTGTGGCACAGAGAAGTCAGATGAGATGGCAAGAGTTACAACGACAGCCTCCACCGGACAGGACAAAGAAGCGGCCAAGAGGACTGAGGATACAGAAGCAGAACTATTGGCTATGATACGAGAGCGAAACAAGAAAGCGAGGGAAAGTAAATGAGTTGGGAAGACATACTAAAAGCACCACCGATAAGGAATCCTAGAGAATCAGAATTTAGTGATAATTCTAATGATAATCTAACAATGCCTGAGTATATTGATTTGTTTAGAGAGAAAGTAGACCCAATAATAAGAGAAGCAGGTGAGAAGAAACACAGATTTGCAAATGTTAAACTCGCTGATTTGAAAATGTCAGCAAAGAAGGCAAAAGAAGTGGCAAAAGAGTTGTACGCTAACAAGGGATATAACAGAATACTTGCCATAGGCGATGGTGAGTTGTCATTCAAACTAGAAGGAGAAGGAAAAGTATGAGTAAAAAAGAAGAAAAAGATGAAATGTTACTATTAATGAAAGAACTTGTGAACAAGGTGAATGCCTTGGAACAAGCGGTATACAACAAGGACAACATACTGATGAAGTCAGGTTTCGTTGTTCGTGAGACTCCAACACCAGCAATGGGCAATACACAAGTCCCTGATGGTGGTCAAATGTCTTGGGATGAGATTCGCAAGATGACGGAGAAAATGGGGTGAGATGAATGCCTGAGAGAGTTACGAAAGAAGAGAAAATAGTTGAATTAGCAATACTGAAAGCCAAAGAGATTCTACAAGAGGCAGGACATCTTGGAAGATTGAAACTTGATGAGGATGTCATGGGAGAGGAGATGAAAGTCAAGAAACCCAAGAAGAACCCTTCTGAGGAGAAGATGCCTCAGTTGAGCAACATCGATGGCAAGGAGGATAAGACCAATGATGGAACTATGAAGAAATCCATCTTGGCTGCTGTTGATGACTTGCTGAAAGTGATGGCAGAGCAACAAGATAGAGATGTAACAAGTGGTGCGATGAACGTATCAATGAACAGAATAAGCGAACTTGCAGCCCTATTAAGAGAGGCTAGTGGAGACAAGGCAACTAGAATTGGTAACGACTTGAAAAGAGAAGTCGATAAACTCAGTATGTTAACAACAAGTGGCCTTCCATCTAAAGATATTGAGAGAAGCCCCGAATCACGAAGGTTTTGATGGTGGATGACAACATCAGGCGTATCCTTTGAGAAGGAAACTAAGGCTCTATCAAAAAGAGTTCTAGATTTCTTTGAGAGGGTGCGTTATGCATACCTATCTGCAAAGGAGAACCCGAAGGAATACGGCAAGAAGTGGAAGGAAACCGTCAAGTCCATCCGTGAGGAGTACGATGGTCTAGGCGAGTTTGCATCTCAACTGAAAGAGCATATCACAGAGAAGGAACTCTTCGATGACAAGGTATTCGATGCAGAAAGTCTTCTTGCAAGAAGGGTGTACGAAGACGTAAAGAAAATGCGATTTGAATCAAAGGGAGCAGCAGACCCATTTTCAGAGCAACTAGGCGATAAGGTTCTCGATGTTCTACTAGATGACAAGGCGACATTTGCAGCCTTCGTTCATTATGCATTGAGAAGTCATTCTAATCCTGTGCCTAAGAAAGCATGGGAGGAGGCGAAACTCAAACCTGATGAGATAACACAGGGATACATGGGTTTGGATTTAGAGGAGAAGGATATACCTCTCTATATCATCGAGCATTACGGTGATGATAAGGACTCTAGGAGAGTGCAAGGAAAGTTCAAGGAAGCACTGCAATTACTAGAGGAGGTATACGATGAGAGTTACTCGGAGGACAAATGGGAATCTCTGAAGGAGATTGACATTGCCAAGTCAGAAGAGCAGAAAGAGGAGATAGATTTCATCATACCAAACAAGCCGATGTATCGAATATTTGAACTCGATGACATGAAGGACATCAAGGGATTGAGTGGGGAGTTTGTCGTTCAAGAGAAGTATGATGGAATGAGAATACAGATTCACAAGACAGGAGATAACATCAAGATATACTCTTACAATGAGAAGGATATTACCGATAAGTGTCCTGAGATTGTAGAAAGAATGGAGAAGAAAGGAATAGGTGATTGCATACTGGATGGTGAACTTCTCCTATTCCAAGGAAAGGATGCCCTTCATCGAGCAAGTGTGATAACTCACATCTTCAAGAAGAAAATACCTGATACGAAACTTAGGGCGCATGTCTTTGATGTCATGAAGCATGAAGGGAAGGACTTGATGGATGAACCACTGAGGGAAAGAATCAACATAATGTTCTACCAATACTCTCAGCATTCCTCTGAAGAGTTGGCTTTCCCTTCCAAGAAGGATACAAGAATCGCTGATTCTATGGAGGAAGTTGGGGAGTATGCAGAGAAGATAATGGAGATGCCAACCTCAGAGGGAGTTGTTGTCAAGGACATTGAATCCACATACTACATGGGCAGGAAGAAGAATCCTAAGTGGATTAAGTGGAAGAAGTTCGTAGACTTGGATGTTATAGTTCTAGAGGACAAGAAGACCAAAAGCGGTTTGCATTCATACACTATGGGCATAGGCCCATTGACTGCCGAACAAACAAGAGAGATGAAGACAATCGAACTTGATGATAAGAACTACCTCCCTGTTGGTAAGGCATTGAATACCAAAGTAGAGGTTGACATTGGAGATATCATTCGTGTCAAGGTTGATGAGGTTACTAAGAAGGGCAAGGGATTCAGCCTCTACTCTGCTAAGGTCATAGAGTTGCCTGAAGTAGAGGAGTCAGACAAGTTAGAGACATTGGAGCAACTAGCCACTAAGACGAAGAAAGCACTAGTGCCAAAGCATCCCTTCATCAAACCATCAGACTTAGCAAACCCCTTGACTGTTATTGCAGAATTACAGAGAGAAAAAAAGGACAAGAAGAAGATAAGAAAGTATCTTGTTACAGACTATGTTCATGGTGAAGCAGAGATAATCTGCAAGCATGAACTAGAGGGATTCACAATCTATGGTTTCGATGGCGATTCCCTGATGCAGAAGAATGCTCTCTACAATATGGATGAATGGAAGGGACAACTAGAGAAACTAATGAAGTCAAGGAAGTCCAAACTCAGAGTTGCGATTAGAAAGATAATAGAAGAGAATCAAAAAGCGATGGAGTTCGATGACCTAGAGGAGAAACTTAGGGCTACGGAAGAGGATGCTTATGATGAAATCTTTGAAGGTAAACCAAAGAACCTGCTATCTTGGATGAAGAATCAAGACGCTTTTGTTTTCCTTTCGCCTAACAAGTTCGATATATCTCCTGAGAACATAGAAAAGGATGAGGATGAAGAACTAGCAGGGGAGTTTGAAGTCAGACAGCGTGAAGATGGTAATCTAGATTTTGTGATTGAGACAGATAAGAATAGAATGGCTTGGTTAATTGACATAGAGAAGCCTGAAGACATCTTTGACTTGTTTGGTAAGTCAGGTAAGTATCCTGCAAAGGTGTCGGAGAAGATAGACAGTTCAAAGATAATAGATAGTGGTCAACTTATCTTCGGTGTTCAAAGAGATGGCTATCACGAATATAGAATGGAAGGAGACAAGTTCCAAACTAGAATACATTTCAGAGTCGTGCCTTTAGATGAAAAGAAGTCTTGGATTGTCTTTACTGGTAAGAAGCAAGACATGTTAGAAGATTCTTCTGATGAAGGTATCATCGATATTACAAAGGACAAGTTTAGCAATTTAGAACTACCTGAATAACCGCCTACTTCTTATAGTAAAAGGAATAGGTGCTGTGAGTGTTTGCTGAACAGGAGGTATTGATTAGACAAGAGAGTTCTAGTGATTTCACTATTCTCAAGTCAGATAATCTAGTAATCGGAGGATATGCATCCATCGAAATAGTAGATAAGCAGAATGACTTGATTACACTAGAAGCATTAGAAAAAGCCGTTAAAGATTTCATGAGTGAGAAGTCTTACAGAAACGTCATGTCAAATCATTCCAACGTTCAGGTAGGAGAGGTGATAGAGCAATACCGTGATTCCAATGGTACATTACACAAGACAGGTGTAGATGGTGTCGGATTCTATGTAGTTATCAAGATGAGAGATGACATAGAGAAGGCAAAGGAAATAAACAGAGGAATCAGAAAAGGCACACTACGTTCCTTTAGTATCGGTGGACAAGCGATATCAAAGAGAGAAAGAAAATCGGAGGAATACGGGGAATACAACGAGATTGACAACTTGGAGTTGCATGAAGTTACTATATGTGAAAAAGGAATAAACCCTGAAGCGAAATTCGACATTTTGAAAGCGAAAGGAGGTAAAGAAATGACGGAAAAATTGACGAAAGCATTGGAAGAACTCAACGGTCTGTTAACGCAGGTTCGTGAAGTCACTGGTGAAACAGTCGCAAAAGAAGATGAATTGGAAACAATGGAAATGAAAGAAGATGAAAAAATGATGACCGAAAAAGAAGAAGTTGAGAGCATGGACATGGATGAAGATAAAATGTCTATGAAGGAAGACGAAGTTGAGAGCATGGATATGGAAGAGAAGGCTCTTGATGAAGACTCGACTAGAGACTATGAGGCTGGCGAGAACGTTGTAGTAAACGGAAAGCCAGTCGCAGCACCTGCTGCACTATCAGTCTCTAAGGGTCTTGAGGGTTCTGACTTCACAACTCTCGACCTCAGTGCCGAGAACGTAGAGAAGGCTTACGAGGCTTACAAGGCAGAGCAACTAGAGGCAATGGCTTACGATAACCTATCGAAGCAATTCGCTGACAGGTTTGCTGCTGAACTTGAAGTTAAGAAATCAGCCGCAGAGCGAGCAGAGTACGATGCTTCAACAGAAGTAGCGGCTCTCAAAGAGGAGTTTGCAGAACTACGCAAGTCCCTCACTGCAAAGGATGATGAGATAAGGAAAGCAACAGAAGTCGCTTTCTCTCTACCTGAAGGATTCCCAACAACTGCTGATGCAGTTGCTGAGATGTCATGGGGAGACATACACAACCTCGCAAGGAAGGTGAACTAAAATGAGTGGATATATTAACACAGTAAAAGACTTAGAAGCAGCCACCTACGGCTATGCTGGCGCACAGGGCAATGCTCTGCTAAAGGCTGCTGGTGTTGTCGGTGGTTTCGGAACGCCCCACGATGCAGCAAGCAACCCGTTTTCTGCTGCTAGTGGATTGGGAGACCTATACAACGTTCTCTACGGACAGAAAGTATGGTCTATGCTAAACCAAGAGGTTAACCCTCTTGCTATGCTTGCAAAGAGACCCTACACATCCAGTGGATGGAGAGTCCTAAAGAGCAGAGCGCAGGGTGGCTCAGGTTCTGCATTCGGAATCGGAACTGGTGCTGAAGGTTCAGACACACCAAGAGCAGACAAGATTGGTGGTGTTGGTGAGAACGCAACTCTAGGAACTGGAAACGACATCCCACCAATTGCACCTCAGTATGAGAAACTATACGTCAGTCCAAAGACGATTGCTCACTTGTTTGAGTTCTCGGAACTTGGTATGGAACTTGCTGCTATTGATGACGGTGTTGGTGACATTCGTGCAATCGTTAGAGAGGACATGGGTAAACTACACGCAGAGACTCAGAGCAAGATGCTAGTAATGCCTCTTGAGAGGTATGATGACGGAACTGCAACAACCATCGAGCGAAACTACACATCTCTGATGAAGATAGTTTCCTCTGCTGGTGAGATTGCTGCTATGTATAACGCAAACCTATTGGATACTGGTGCTAACAACGGAGATTCGTCTGCTGTTGTTGCTGATGTAGTAAGGCTATTCGGTACTAGCCGAACTGTGGCTGTTTCAAGCAACGCTGCAACTGGAACTGCTTCCTTCTTGGATGCAGAGGTTGACTTCGGTGCAGGATATGCTGCTGGCGATGCTAGAGTTCTAACCCTAACCATGCTTAACGACATGATTAGGAGAATCAGGCAGAACGGCGGAAACCCGAAAGTTATCTTGACTGGCTACGACACTGTTCAGCACCTTGCTGACTTGCTACAAAGCCAAGAGAGGTTCATGGACAGGAAAGAGATTGTTCCAACCCACAACGGAGTTCGTGGAGTTAAGGGACAGGAAGTTGGATTCAGAGTTGCAACATACTACGACATCCCAATTATCCCAACCAAGGACATGCCATCTACTGGTAGCAACACAACCAACGAGTTGAGTGACATACTCATCCTAGACACAGACCATCTGTGGCTATCGGTGATGAAGCCTACTCAATACTTTGAGGATGGTATCACTAGCGGAAACCCATTCGGTGTTGGCAAACTTGGAAACCAAGGAATGTACCGAACGATGGGTGAAACCGGATGTTCGTTCTTCAAGGGACAAGGAAAGATAACCAACATCAAGAGTGCTTGAGGTGATTAGAGTTGACACACGCAGTTACTCTAGTTGCTGACCATAAGGGCGTAACTGCCCCAAAGGTCGCAGGTGACGAGTATGTGGTTGATGCAATAGTCAACATAACTGCATACGTTCAGGGTGGAATAACTCTGACTGCTGCTGAATTGGGTCTGTCTTCCCTACACTGCGTTCTAGTAACAGGTGTAGAGGAGATTGGACACAGTGCAAGAGCCGTCATCAGTACAGCAGGGGCATACGAGTCAGGAACAAGTGCCAAACTTATCCTGTCTACTGGTTCTGCACAACAATCAGGTACAGGGGATGAAGGCATGGTAAGAGTCCGTGTCTATGGTAATCTCTGAAACAACAATGATTAAGTGATAACGTAAAGTAGTGGCCTCTGCCCGTAACAGGGCAGGGGTTACTACCAACAAAAAAAATAAGGTGTTATTATGGCAAAAGTAAAGTTAGTTAGACATAGACCAACTGGCCCTCTCGTATTGAGAAGAGGCGGTCAAACATACGCATTAACAGCGCAAGAAGAAACAAAAGTTCCGTTAGGAATAGCAATAGGAATGCTAGGAGATAGCGGATTAGTCGTTGAGTTTGATTCAACGGATTCAAGTGAGATACTAGGACTTAACGAGTATCTCCTTAACCTACTCAAGAAAGAGTTCGACCTTGAGGGAGATGCAAAGGCAGTAAGGACTGCACTATTCCCCTCTGCGAAGAAGTCTTTCATTCCAAATCTCATTAAGGATACTCCCGTAGAGGAGACTCCCGTAGAGGAAGAGCCAGCAGCAGAAGAGCCTGAAGAGGTTGAAGAAGAGGCTGAAGAAGAGGCTGTTGACTACTCACAATATACTGTGAAGCAACTAAAAGAAATGCTTGAGGAAAAGGGACTATCTACTGATGGCAAGAAAGCCGACCTAGTAGAGAGGATGTCGGGGGCAGAGTGATGTCATCACCTACCTGCAACAGCACAGGAGTCCTTTCTACAAGCACCGTTGCAGTAAAGCATCACTGCAAGATAATGAGCGTTCATGCCACATCAACGGCTAACGCTCTAATGACTGTCAAGATTTGGGACAGTGATAGTTCAAGTACATCGGGCAAGAAGGAGGTTGCCCGAATAGTATTACACGCAGGAGGCACTGCTCAAACTATCGAGCAAGACCTACATGGTGTTCTCGTAGCCAATGGAATATTTGTTCAGATTAGTGGCACAGGAACTGTCTCTGTGAACTTTGCTTGAGGTGGTTAATATGCCAAGCATAGATACAGATACTAGACTAATAATGACTGTCCTTTTTGTCGGTGCAGTTAGCGGAGTCAATGTGTACTTCTTCTCACAATACGGCTCTACATTCGTAAATGCCTATGGCCCTTATCCAGTGGCTATGATATTCGGTGTTCTCACGGTAGGTGGCATTGTCATACTGAAAGCATTGTTCGACTTGATGATTAATGACTACATAGAGGACTTTCTACTTCAGCGACAAATCAACGCTTATTGGAACAGAAAGGCAAGAGATGAGGAGAACCGTAAGAGAGTTAGGGAGTCTTTCAGAGGCTTCCAACAGCAGTTTGGTACAACACCAACAGTATACGGAGACCCAAACCTTCCAGTGATGCAGCCATCACAGGAAGTTCAAACGGTCAGCCCTACTTTCTTGACAGGTTTCAATGAGTGATTTAGATGGTAAGTGAAATCCTATTTGGGATGGATGAATCTACTCTAGCGTATGACCTTCAAAGAGCGCATTCTGCTGATGTATGGTTTCTAAGGGCTAGATTCTATCTTTGGGGTGCAATTGCTTCAGTAACTAGTTTCTTTGTTGGTCATGCTATTTCCCTTTGGGGAATCAACTTGTATGAGGTTGGATGGCATGTACTCAGTTCTCTTTGGGGCGGTCATTGACTTCTCAACCATTTTAATGCTCTTCGACATCCGACTCACTGACGAGGTGATAGTGTGTCGGTAATGGCAGGTTTCGCAATACTCATTGTAGAAGCCATGAACAAGTTATACAACCGCCTTCATGCTATCAATTTCGGCATCTATGGTGCTAGTCAAGCAGGTAAGACTACACTACACAAACAACTGATGACTAGAGGAGAAGTACCTGAAATACAAAAACGTACAGTAGGCAGACATAGGGCTACTCGCAAGTTCGTCAAACTAGATGGAGATGCTCACACTGTAAAGACTGCTGACATAGGTGGGCAGACTGTTTATTGGGAGGAATGGGTCAGAGACATGAGAGGAAGGCATGTCAAATACATCATCTTCATGTTTGATGACAGGCATCTAAGCAAGCACTATGATATAGAGCAACAGTTGTCTTGGACATTTCTAGTTGATACAATCTGTAATCCATATTGGACAATTGGTGGTAGAAAGAAGAAGAAACAAGACCACGACTATCCCTTGGCTGTCGGTCTTTGGGCAAACAAGTACGACTTATGGAAAGACAAGTATCCCTATGATGGTAAAATAGAGAATCACCCTATTTTTGAATCATTCAAACCGGGTTTGCAGAAGTTGAATGAAACTGGAATACCTTGCCATAAATACATAGTAAGTGCTAAGTCAGACTCTGAAATGGTTTACCGTGGAATATTAACAATGATAAAAGACTACTGATGCGTCAGGTTAGTCAGGTCTTACCGCAGGGTAGACTTAGATTGATAGGAGAAATAAAAAATGTCTATGCAATTTAACCCCCCTAGTTTAATAGGAGCAACGAATGCAACAGTGAATGCTGGCCCTAATCCATTCATGGATAGGTTGACTGCCGCAAGAGCAGCAGGGCCAATAATGCCATATGAGTATAAATCTATGAAACCAAAGAAACAGTTGAAAGAGATTGTTAAGGTTCTTAGACCTGAGAAGAAAACCTTTCTCAAGATACCTTATAGTTTCAAATATAACATAAAGGATAGATGTGTGATATGTGGAACTCAGAAAGTGTGGACTGCCAATGATAGCAGAAGACCCCCGCTTCCACTGCACAAGGTTCGCAAGGGATATCCAATGAGGGGAACTTACTGTGAGAAACACGCAGGGATACACATGCAATATGAGATGCTAGAGCAACAGATACTAGCAGAGGAACACGGACTTTCATTTAGTGCCTACATGCCATCTGCTAAAAGTTTGAATCCAGTGAATCTTGTAAAATCAGGGCCAATAACACAACTAAAGCAAGAGGACATTAATTCTCTTACCTCTCTAGGATGGACAATAGAGCCACCAGTTAGTGAGAACTCATCAAAAGAAGAGCAACTCTATGCTTTGATGATACAGAATACTGCCATGTCTGCTAAGATTAAATCTTTATTGACCGAAGGCGTTAAGATTGAAGCACAGGAAGGTGGCGAGTGATGGGTGTATTCGGAACGAGCAACTCGGCCTTGTCTTCTCAGATTAATACAATGGGGCAAGCCAACTTTAAAATGACTAACAATCTCTTAACTTTGCAAGAGAATCATGTGGAAGAATTCTTTCAGTATCATGGAGAACCATTCCTAAATGCGTTTGAGAAAATGATGGAAGATGTAATGACTAGAGTTGTCAGTCAGATGCTAGTCAAAATGAAATTTGTATCTAATACCAATGGAGACTTAGAGATACACCCTGATTCTCTCAGCGAGTTTACTTCTATCACTCAAGAGAACATAGACTTGGATATAGTCAATCTACTAGCCAGTGCAGTTAACTCTGAAGTAATAATGCAGAGAAGAATGGCAAAGCAGCAGTATCTAGAGTCACAAGGCTTTGCTTCACCATCACAAGAAACACAGATGGGCGGTATGCAACAGCAAGGAATGCCACAACAAGGCGTACCTGCTAACATACAGGGCGCACCTGCTATGGGAGGAATGAACCAGCAAATGATGCAACAGCAGATGGCTTTCAACAATCAATCAGGATATCCTATTCCACCTGCTGGATATGACCAATACAATAACCCGTATTGGATAGACCCCAATACTGGTCAACCATCATACACCCCACCAACTAGTGGTCTTGGACTCGCTGGTGCTTTGAGTAAAGGGGTTGCTTGGGCGAAGTGGTTGGCATAGGTGGAATTTAATGTATGAGTTTAACTATCGACAGTAGCAATGATAGCGAACTCAAAGATACATTCAACCTAGATGATGCATCTGTTGATAGTGCGACTGTTGAACCAACAAATGATGCTTCTGTTATTCTACGAACCTTCGTTCTTAAGATGCTTCAGAAGCAAATGAAATCAAGTAGGAGATTCACACCTGACACTGTTAAGAGAGACTTCAGAATATTGATGTCACTTACTGATTCCGACTTCAAGACAGAGGAAGATTTTCAAAAGTATGAGGATTACATGGGGAAACTTGTGAAGAAGGCACTGGCTCTTCCTGTGTATGAGACTGTCAATCAGATAGATGACAACTTGCCCGGTAAGAAGGGTTCTGCAATGTTTGAGTTGTTTGGCAGTGGTGCAAAGGAAAGAAGTGATTTCAACTCGGATGAGGCATATGAGAAATACTTAGAATCAGTAAAAGGTAAACCAAGCCCTGTGGCTAAAGTCATAAAAGAAAAGGAAGTGACTTTTGAGCAACTGCTGTTACCCGCATATCTAGGTCAGACATACGAAGGGACTGCGAAGAATGGTAAGATGTCTAAAGTCATGGAAACTATTGACAAAGACGAAAGCCTCTTTGATGCAAGTAAAATTGAAAAATATAAAACAGAAGATAAAAGTGATGAGCAGACAAAAGGTAGAATCTCTTACACATGGGATTTAGAGGCATATCTAAAGTCCCTACTGAAAGATGATGGATTCGATGATTTTGATAGTGAGCATCTTCGTTTCATCCCCAAGAACGAAAAGGAAGAAACTGTTACTCTGAATAAAACTAGATTTGACAGACTTCTAGGAATGTCTTCTGATAAGATAGAGATAGAGAGAGGATACGTTAAGGAGATGGAAGACGTTGTTCCTACCGTGTATAGAATAGGAAACAATGAGTTTGATGCCAAGACACAAAAGGGCAGGGATAAGGCTGCTTCTTTCCTCACCAGTATGATAAAACTAGAAGATAATCAAGTGTCTAAGGTTGCTAAAGAGATTCTAGAAAAGTCTAACTTCATGAAAGCAAGAAGAGTACGAGATAGAGACAAGGCATTGAGAGGAGTAGGTGAAGGAAAAGAGCCAACTCTTTCTGAACTTACTAGAAACTACCTAGACCTAGATGTAGGAAAGGTGACGTTTGTTATCGCTGTATATGGATATCAATCGCTCAAGAAAGGAACAATATCACTGCCGGACTTAAAAGAGGGTGAGTCAGAAACAAGAGAAATCACTGTTTATGGGATGATTCTTGATAAAACAGGAGAATTACGATTAGCGGAAGAAGGTGCTTTTGCCATTACTGAAAGAGATAAGGCACAGAGTATATCTGATATAGTCAAGGGGGTTAAGACCTTCATGGCTAAGACCCGAAGATTCAGGAGTTGAGTAAAATGTCAAAACTATCCTCCCCAAGTGACTTTACGAACATAAATCCAAACTACTCCCAAGGAAGAGGATTCTATACTACGCATAGTGATGTGTCACAATTATTGCAGATAGCAGCATTCAGTTCATCTACAACACCTTCAATCGCTGAAGTTGGTAGTCTAATCAAGAGAGCAGAGGAGAGAGTAGATGATGTCGTAGGGCATTCTTACCGACCAGTAATCTACCATCATGAGTTTCATGGTTTTGAGGCTTTCAAGATGGGTGCTTATCCAGTAAACAGATTCAAGGATTACATTGGCTTTGTTCAACTAGAGAGACCTGATGTTCAGAAGATTGTAAGGCTAGAGGTATGGCAGGGAACTGAGTATGTTGACTTGGCATCTGCCTCTGCTAAAATAAAAGTTCCATCAAGTCCCACAGGAGGTGCTTGGGTTATTGCTCTAGGTGTAGGTGCGTATACATTCAACATAACGAAGGGAACTGACTTCTTCGACAACTATGGCCCAAAGACAACTGCTAGTCAGATAGCAGATGCAATCAATGAGGTCTTCCCACATAAGACTGCGAAGTTCACTGGCGAGACTTCTGCTAAGTCTGTCACCGCAAACGGTGCGCCTACTGTGAATGTATCTGATTTCTTCTATGCGACAACAGATAGCGAAGCAGGAGACACAGTTGTAATCTCCTCTCTCTTAATGGGAGAAGATGGTTCTGCTTGCACGATATCATCAACAGTTGGCACAGTGACTCAGTTTACAGATAACCAAGACCAAAGAAGGTTAGGGGATTACTGGACAATAGGTAAGGATGGTAAGATATTCTTCTTGAAGAACTATCCATTCCTACATTCGCATTCTGTTCGTGTCACATATGTCAGTGGGGAAAAGAGAGTACCTGCTACGATACACGATGCTACTACAAAACTGGTTGCAGCCGAGGTCATAAGACATGATGACAACTCAATACTCATTGCTGAGACAGGCTCTAACATAGACCTGAAAACTAAGCACGATATACTTCTTGAAGAGGCTAATAAGATACTAAATGGAAAGAAGGATATCATACATTTCATTGATTAGTGATACTATGAGTGCAGAAAGTAAGTTTCTTGAGATTCTAAAGAAGGAACAAGAAAGGAATGAACTTCTGAAAGAGATGGAGGATATCATAGGATTCGATGTTAGTTTCTCTGATGAGATGGTTATGAGAAACGCTAGAGATGCATTTACTAAAGCATATGAAAAGGAACTTCAGGAGAAGATGAAAATATGGATGAAGTGACATTAATCATCAGGCTTCTGAAAGATAACTGGTCATCATCGGCGGCGGCTTTGGTCAGTGCTGGTACAATATCTGCCAGTCACAATGCCACTCCTAAGTTCATTGACATACGCTCGATAGAACCTCAAGAGGGAAGAAGGGTAGACATAGATTCAGAATCTGTTATCATCGTCTTTGAGGATAGTTCTGCTACATCCTATCCAACCATAGATTATGCTGCTAGAAATGAGGACTTCTCATTCACTCTTCATCTAAGAGTTCTGCATCGAAGAGACATGACTAGTAACACGTTTTCTAGAGACAGACTAGAGGCTCTCTACAAGATAGTCAGATACATCTTTGAAAACAATGCTTTTAGGCCAACTGTCTATGCAACACCCGCCGATAACACTTCGGCGGCTTTGGGAGATGCAGATTTAGTAAGATTAACATCGAGAAATGAGGCTAATGATAGAGGGAAAAGACTATTGGGATATAAGATTGGAGTAGAACTAAAGCGGTTTGCAAGAGCAACATGAGGGAATGAAAAATGGTGAGCAATGAAGTATTCGTAGGAGCAAATGCACAAGTGGGTTTATGCCCTGAACTAGACCTTTTCTTTGACCAAGCAGTATTGAGCAACAGTGGTCTGACAGTCACTATGTCATCTAGTGGTGACACTGGTGGGGATATCTCAAGCGGTGGTCAACAAGCAGTTACCAAACTAATTCCAAATCTCTATGTTGGCTGCACTGCTAAGATTACAACTCAGTCAAACGTAGCAACCACATACAGGACAGTCACTGCTAACACTGCAACTGCCTTCACTCTAGACTCTGCTCCAACCGATAGCAATGGAAGTGCTGTTTCATCAGGAACGATAGAGTTCACAATACTCTCTTTTGGCGCACCAGCCTATGGGCCAATCAAGTCATCCACTGGAACTATTCTATCTGATAACTGGCTAGGTCTAGTAAACACATTTACCCCACCAAACGTAGAGGTTGAGATGAAGCAACTGAATCTCGCTGCTGCTGGTGGTAGAAACTTCGATTACCAATACAAGGGAGCAGAAACCGTATCAGGTGGCTCTCTAGATATCTCACTCAACAATGCTTCTTGGTTGTACTACGCACTAGGTAAAGTTGCTCTAGGTGCAATGACTGGAAGCAGTTCATCCGGTGTTGGCACTGGTTCTCAGAATGGTGTTGGATTCAATGTTAGCACTGAGAGAATAGTGAGGATTGTCGATGCTAACAACTTCCCTGAAGTTAACAACAGCAATGTAGACTTAGCAGAGACACACTTCAACTTCCTTGCAGGAAATGATATGTTCAACTACACCTTCAGTGAAGCAGATGATGATGTTCTACCATCCTTCGCTCTTGATGTAGTCTACCGCAAAGCAGGACATGGCAACACTACTGCATTAGATGCATTGTCACCAAACGAGAACATGTATTCCCGAATCTTCACAGGTTGCCAAGTCAACACTCTTACTCTTAATTTTGAAGAGGGTCAAGAACTCAAGTGTTCAATGGACTTAGTAACAAGAAGAGCCTTTGATGCTCCTGATGGATACTTGCCTCTCGGTGGTAACGCTTCTCTAACTGCCCTAGACAACAGTGATGGCGGAAGAGGCTTCGTCAATTACAGTTCCACTCTAACAGACAACTACCCATTCCTTTTCTCTGATGGAACAATAACACTATTTGGTCAATCATTGGCTAGAGTAAAAGGTGGCTCTCTTGTCATCAACAACAACATACTCCCACAGAGGTTCATTGGTAACTACAACAGAGAGATTGTATCTGCACATCTACCCGGACAGAGAACATACGAATTGACTCTGACCATGCTCATAACAGATACGAAACTGTGGGATGAATTGAGAAACGACAACGAATCAACTGGTGCTTTGAGATTGAAGTTCACCAAAGACTCAGGTGAAGAGATAGACATTCAACTTGCTGATTATCTAATCAACTCAGTTACAGTGCCTTTCCCTGAAGACAAAGGGCCAGTAGAAGTAGAGGCATCTATAACAGCAAGGACTCTGACGACTGCTACTTACAAGGGTAAGTGGGCAATCATGACTCTTGGCGGTAGTGCAACAGGTAATTAGGAGGCGTGACCAAGTTAGGTAACGCTATCCTTTTTTTCGATTCCACCAACACGTTTGTTTGTTGGTATATTAGTTAGGTGGAAAGAAAAATGACAGAAAGAAAAATTGTAAGCGATAAGACTAGGCTGTTCGCAAGAACAGCAACCGAATGCCATCAGATTAGGGTAGCCCCTGATTCTGATGAGTACCTACAAGTTTGGATTAAAGAACCAACTTGGTTACAGGTAGAACAGGCGTTGTCGTCTGTTATGGATATGGATGCACAAGGTCAGACAATGGGCATCAATCTGAACAAGATGTATAGATACATGGTTGAGAACTTCGTAGAGAAGACAGAACCTCAACTATCTACTACTGACTTAATTAGACTCAATCCCTATATTGGTTCACAACTAAAAGAAATTCTCCCAAATCCGTTTACGGATGTTATAGGGGATGATACGGGAAACGAAAACTAATCCGAAGAGGTCTGAAAGGTGGAAGTGTAAGCAGTGAGGTGGCAATGAAGATTATGCTATACACTTACTGTACTGCTTTCTCAATCAACCCTTTGGAGGCTTATGATACACCAGTGACGGTAATTAAGGAAATGTTAGAGATACATGGAGAGATAAAGAGACTGGAATCGGAGGCGTTGAAAGAAGGAACAAAGAAGTGATTGGCAATGGCAGTTGAGGATGATATCAAGGAACTCAGGTCAGAGTTTGAGGGTATTGACCGAGCCATTATCGATGGCGCAAAAAACATGAGAAACCTACAATCAACGCTCAGTAAGACAAATGCAGTTTTAGGTTCAAAGAATTGGGAAATATTCTCTCGATTCATATCGGGAACAGGACTTTGGAGAGTTCAGAACCGAGTCAAGGCTACTGTTCAACTTCTCAATGAGATGGCTAGTTCCACAGAGAGAAGAAGACTAGAGGAAGTAAAACAACTCAAGGTGTATGCGGAAATTGCAAACCAATCCAAAGAGATACAAGAAATACAGGCTAACATAGAAGCGGCTGAGAGTAGCACTGGAAAGGCTAGAGAAGCCGCAATAGAGAAATTGAAAGGGCAATCAGTGATATTCAGTGGGCTTCTCTTTCAGTATCAAGACTCAAACAAAGCCCTCAAGGAAATGTCCCATCTGATGAGCAGACAGACTAAGGACATGGAGAAGTTAGAGAAGATTGCAACGAAAACAGCAAGAAGAAGAAAAGAAGGATTGATTGCCAATTCATTGACATTCAAGATGGTTAGTGGGTTAGAGCAGAAGATGAAGAGTGTCTTTGGTAGCACAAAGGGAATCGCCAATACTAAACTAAGCAATATCGCAGAGGCTGCTACTGATGCTAAGGAGGGATTCTTTGGAATCAGCGAAGAGGAGATTGCTAAGAGATTTGAGGCAATGGGTCGCAGTGAGAGCGATAAAGAGTTTGTAAAGATGGCTGAAGATGGAAAGCCGGGCAAGATTGGAAAAGGTAAGGGTTCTTTTGCTAGTGCAGAGCAGATAAAGGAGTTCAATGAACTGGTAATGTTGGCAGAGGAAAGCAGAAGAACGAGAAAGAAAATGGCACGAAAAACTGCTGGTTTCTTCAAGTTCGCTGCTACGCCAATCACAAACATAGCAAAACAAATGGTGAGACTATCAAAGGGAATACTCTCTATTGTCAGATACATGGCAATGGCAGCAGGGTATCTCCTAATCCTAATGCTAGGTCTCACTCTGTTGAAGAGCGTATTCGATGAGACAAAAGACGAACTAGCAGCAGGTTTTGCTACTCTAAAGGAAGTCTTTGCAATAGGGATGGCGATTGTATCAGAGGGACTAGGACAGGCTAAAGATGCATTACAGAGAATATGGGCTGGTTTCCAAGAAGGCAAGATAATGGAAGTGGTCTATGGTGTAGGAGATTTACTAATAGCAGGACTCAAGATACTAGGTGGTTTACTAGTTGCTACATTAGGAGCAGTTCTTGCTGGTATTGGAACATACTTCGTAGAGTTGTATAATCGATTTTACAATGAAGCCTTCGGTAAGTTTGATGATGCTAGAGCAGCAGTTGTTGGTGCTATTCTCAAGGTAGTTGGAATCGCTGCAAAGATAGTGGCAGCAGTGGCTTTCCTCGCTGTGTTCTTTGGTGGGGGTTGGATTGCTCTATTGGTTGCTGGAATTGCTCTAGTGGTCATGAAAGCAGCAGAGTTCCTCTATCAATACTCTGACCAAATAGCAGATGTTCTGTTTGGAATAAAGGATTTCATCATGGGTATCCCTGATGCCATAAGAGAACTACCAGCACAGATTGCTGAGTTTATCGGTGATAAGTTCAAGGAAGCAATGGATGTTGGCGGAAAGGTCAAGGATAAAGTCGGAGGAGCATTAAGTAGTGCTAGGAACTTTATTGGGTTAGCAGAAGGCGGAAAGATAAGTCAAAGCGGTCTTGCTGTTGTTGGTGAGCGTGGGCCTGAACTAGTGCAACTACCAAGAGGAGCGCAAGTACACTCTAACTCAGCATCAAAGGCAATAGCCTCTTCAGTCACTAATCACATAACAGTGCAAGTCACAGGAAGAGTCGGTGCTTCTGATACTGAGATACGAGACATCGCAAACAAGGTGGCGAGAGAAATAAACTCAAGAATGAATAGGACATCAACATCGGTGGTGAAATTCTAATGGCAACGAGCGAAGCATACACAGCGACTAACTTTCGGGTTTGGTTGGAACTACAAAGAAGGCAAGAGATTGGTGGCGATAGGGCAATGAATAGGATACCCCTATTCGTCAATGAGATATCTATTGGAACTCAGAAGACTGTTCCCACACTTCCTATTCCATTCGGTTCGATAGCAACAGGAAAGTCCGAGACACTAGCCTTCGATATGGGTATAGCGAGCAAGAACGTATCTCTGAATGGTATACTACTAAATCAGAGAGTTTCCAAAGACACAGGGGAAACTGGTAATTCAGCAAAAGACAGGATACTCACACCATTTGAGATGGCACAACTAATACACTCCTATGTAGATAGCAGTGCCGCACAGGATGACCAGTCTATGAATAAGATAATCATATTGATTCCTAGTAGGATTGATACTAACTTTGAGTATCATACAAGCCATAACCCCGGTAATCCTAGCGCACCTGAAGGTTCGGAAACACTGGACATGGATGAACTGCCATTGATACCATTCACGTTTGACAACAGGAGATACGATGAGAGATTCAAGAGAGCCTCTAATGATTTCATAGAGGAGAACACTGGTATCTCAGATTTAATAGATGAAGTATCAGCCAGTTCCTTTACAGATATATCAGAGGCAGATGAACTACCGGGAATGTTCGGATTCATCCGTTCTTTCAATACTACTTTTTCAGGAGAGCAACCTAACAGCGTACAATTCACCTTAGAGTTTGAAGTTGCTAAGGTTCTCGCAGAGAATCCAATCAACAACTTGTAGGTGAAAGAATGGCAACAAGCACACATGTAGGAGATACAAGGGCATTGGTATTTCCTGTATTGTGTGATGGGCATCTAAAGATAGAGTATGATGACTACAACAGTAATGACTTGGTTGGTAGTAATACGATAGATACGTCAAAGCATCCTCTTTGGGACTATGGAGGCCCATTCAGCATTGAAGCCATAATCACCCCTTATGATGTGAATGGGATTGGTCATAGAACATCAGGACAGGGAAGACTCGATAGCACCAAGACTCCCCCTAGTCCGAACCTATCACTAGACGACCAAGCAGATACGACATCCAACTATGAAAGTGTCAGTTATTTCGGAGCAGGTAGAAGCACACACAAGATGATGATATTCTCTAATTCATATCTAAAGTTCTACTTGCAGAATACTACATCTTCTAACTTCAATCAACCCGCAGAGTACAAGATGGTAGTGGAGATAACAGACTCTGTTGGAACACCGATAACACATACAATTGATACTGATGCTGCTGTTTTTACCTCTAAGAAATCTCTAACTGGATATTACGATGCTGATGGTTTCTACAATGGTATTACCACAGATAAGACTAAGATAACAGCAAGTGCGACTGGCTCTCTACCATCTGCGACAGCACAGATAACAGGAGACTTGGCTAGTTTCACTAATACTGCTTCTATTCCAGCAACATTGGGTACTGCTACATTTACAATTGATGCTCAACCGGGTTCTTCCCATCTAGATACTCCGGGAAGTTCAGGAACTGCTCCTACTGGTAGCATTACAATTGACAGTCTTTCTGCTAGTGACTGCTTCAGTGCGTTTGGAGAAGAGAATGATGGACTAACAAATCCTCTAGAAAATGAGGTCAATAACAAATCGATAAAGATATTCAATGATGGAACTACTGCTGCTGATACATTCGTCTTCGTTCCTATTGCCACTAGTAATATGGGTAGTGCTAGAACTGGTGATAACTTAGCGACACTGTTGACTGGAACTCCCGGTAATATACTACCGACATCAGGCGTATCCAACAACAACATATTCATTTTTGAGATAACAAATGCTTCATCCGGTAGTTCTTGGCAGAATGCCGACAATCTAGCAACAGTGATAGGCACTAATAATCTGTCAGCAAATATCAGTGGGCTTAATCTCTATTCCAGTAGTGTATCAGGCAAAACAATCAATCTTACTACAATTCTTAGCACTTCTTCATCTACGTTTGCTAGTTACAACAACACTATCACAAGAGGGAGTAACTTGACAAGTGACGTAACTGTAAGTGGCATGTCAGGAGGAGTGAATGCAACATCAGGAAGTAATGTGAATTACTA